GAAAAAATGAGCATAATCACAGTAACTACAGAATTAAACGAAAAAAATACCAGAACAATCAATACTAAAAATGGGGAAAAGCAAGTCGTTAGCGTTCCTATTGTAAAAGACTCCACTGGGAAATGGGTATACGCTTCAGCATTTATTAATTTCGCTGTAAAGGTTGGTGACACATTAACCATAAGTGGCCGAGTAGAACAAAAGCAAGATAAGGATTATTTGAATAACAGTTTTGTCTTTCCAACGGTTGAGAGAATGTACAAGCCTAATAATACACAGTCTAAAGCTACTGATATTCCAGGCACAGACGTAGAAATTGATGATGCGGATTTACCGTTCTAATTAAACAACTGGAGGGTGGAGTAACGAGCCGTAAAGTCAATGAGTAGAAAAACACTCATAGCCAGTTTCACCAAAGAAATGAGAATTAAGTGGCACAAAGAAGAATGATAGACAAAAGGTTTACTCATACACAAAAATTCTTACGACTTCCATTAGAGACACAGGCACTATATTTTCATTTAACACAAGAAGCAGATGATGATGGAGTTGTTGAAGCTTTTCCAATTATGCGAATGATTGGGGCTTCAGAAGATAGTTTGGGACTTTTGGAAGTTAAGGGAATGATAAGACCTTTAAATGACGAAATGGTATTTTTCTTAATTGACTTTGGAATTCAAAACACAATAAGAAAAGATAGATATACAAAAAGTATTTACCACGATTTAATCAGTGATACCAATACTTTAGAGCTATGTCAACCAAATGACAACCAAGTGGCAACCAAACCGCAACCAGTGGTTGCCACAGATAAGAGTAGATTAGATAAGAGTAGATTAGATAAGAGTAGATTAGATAAGAATAGAGTAGATATAGAAGAGCAGTTCAATTCTTACTTTAATTACTTTATCAATCTTGATAATAAAAACCGTAACAATAGAGCGATGAGCTTACAAGAATTCATGAAACTTATACCCGACCAAAGAATTCAAGCAATTACAGGAGCTAAGAATTACACGGAATGGTATCAAGAAAGTGGAGATGATACTAAATTTAGTAAGAATTCAACATCATTCCTACAAGACATGATATTCACGGAATACCTTGAAAAGCCAACTTCTCAAGTAAAACAAAAACCACGTAGATCAGGAGGGATGCGATGAGTCAAGAGCCTAACTATATCAAAGAATACCCTCTTGTAACTGAGGGACTTGGAAAATGTGAAATCCATGGCTGTGACTACTGGGGGACGACACACCCAGTATGGGCTGTTGTGAGAGATGCTAAAGGCAATATCACAAGCAGACACCAATATGCACCAAGGGCTTGTGTGATGTGCGATATGGAACGCAAATCAAGCATTAATGCAAGACTAGGGATAATCACGAACGAGAATTCATCTCAAGGCACACTTGAGCAAAAGAAAACCGACTATATTAGCCAGTTTGAAAAGAGCAAAGGAATTAAATTAAGCCGAGACACGATTGTGCAGTTTGATTATGCAGACCCAATCAGTGTAACCAATGTGGATAATATGAAACAGTGGCTTGTTCAAAATGTGGGCCAACAAATCAATGTGAAGGTCGTTGATACAAATAAATATGTTATTCAAGCTAAAAATAAATATATGAGCGATGAAGAAAAGAATAAGTTTCTGAGACTTAAATATGAAATTGAAACGGCTGACCTGGTCATAATCGACTCTCTCGCAGACTATGAAGATAGAGATGAGGGAGAAATCAACAAGATGATGACAAGCATTAAAGAAAAAGCGAGATTGATGATTTTAACAATTCCTGAAAGTGATGACCGATTGAAAGAATTTCCTTCAAAACTCAAGTTCAGAATGGTTCAAGCTCAAAAACTTAGCTTGTCAAGCACAGGGAAAGGCATTAGATGAAGTTTAGCTTTGAATTAGATAAAAAGAACAGGTTTAATAAATGAAATTTGAAATATATAATGATCACTTTCAGAACTATAAACGATACCAGATACCAAAGGCACAGCTGGTAATAGCTGATATTCCTTACAATTTAGGAAAAAATGCTTATGCGAGTTCAAATGCTTGGTATATAGACGGTAATAATAAAAATGGTGAAAGTGAAAAAGCAAATACAGAATTTTTTGACACTGATAAAGATTTTAAGATTGCGGAATTCATGCACTTTTGTTCGAAAATGTTGATAAAAGAGCCAAAAGAAAAAGGAAAAGCTCCAGCAATGATTGTTTTCTGCGCTTTTCAACAAATTCAAATGGTAATAGACTATGGAGAGAAATATGGGTTTAAACATGCTTACCCACTAGTTTTTGTTAAAGATTACAGTGCTCAAGTCCTGAAAGCGAACATGAAGATTGTGGGCGCCACAGAATATGCTGTGGTCCTCTATCGTGATAAACTTCCGAAGTTTAATAACAACGGGGAAATGATTTTCAACTGGATGGCATGGGGAAGAGACAATAAAAAGATTCCAAAAATACACCCCACGCAAAAGCCACAGTCTCTTTTAAAAAGGCTAATCGAAATATTCACTGATAAAGGGGATACGGTTATTGACCCATGCTTTGGAAGTGGCTCAACGATTAGAGCTGCAATTGAACTTGGAAGAAATGCTTATGGTTTTGAAATCAAGAAAGATTTTTACAAACTAGCTAAAGAAAAAATGCTTAATGAGTATGAGGTATCGCTCTTTGAAATTTGAGTTTGAATTAGATAAAATGCCGACCACGCAACAGCAAAAAGGGATTAGCTGGCGGAATGGCAAGCCGATATTCTACAACCGTAAGGGAACGGACAACACAGAACTGCTTCAAAAGTTGGTAGATAACAAGCCTGGTACATCATTTCTAAAGCCATTACCAATCAAGTTGTCTGTGACCTTCCATTTTGCGATTAAACAAAAGAAAAAGTGGTGGCAATGGAAAACTACCCGACCTGACCTAGACAACCTCATGAAGAATTTACAGGACTTCATGACAAAGCTAAACTACTACGAAGATGACAGTCAAATTGCTTGTTTAGAAGCTAAGAAGTTTCATAGCGAAAAGAATGTGATCACGATTGAAATTGAAGAACTAAAGGAGACGGAATGAAAGAGCTAAATGAAGCTGTCAAATCATTCATCAAGCAACATGGAGACAGTTCAGTAGTAACGATAGACGACAGGCTAATATTTCGCCGTCTAAGAGAGTTAGACGAGATGAACGATAGAATGTTTAGAGAAATCATGAACGAGCTTACGTTTGATTTCTGTAGCGTAGAGAATGGGTATGAGGTGTGGATGGATGTTTGAACGATACGACAACTACTGCATTGTCAGAAACGTTTCACAAGTCAAAAAAACAATGCTCACACGCTTTGAATGTAAAACAGGTAAAGTTATACCAAACGAAAGCAAAACGGCTCTAATGAGCTTAAATCACGTTCAGTTATTTAGGACACTGGCTGAATGGATGGGAGAGTAAATGACATATTACGATAGACGAAACGAGGCAAGACGAATAAGTATTCTTGCTAGTAGAAATGCACCAAAAGAAATCAGAATGAAAGAACTTGAAAAAGCGAGTGAAAGTCAATTTAATCGAGAATTTCAAGCTGATTTTCATAAGAGAATTGCAGAGTTAGGAGTGAATAAATGAGTAAGCATGACGAAAATTTAAAAGAAGCATTTGAGATTTTAAAAAATACAAAACTTGATGAGTTACTGCAAATTGCAGTTGAAGCAATGGATGATGCAGTAGTCGATATTGAAATGGAAGCAAATCAAGAGTGGCATGCAAAGATAACATTGGAGAGTGCTTTGATAGATATTGCAGAAAAATTATCAAAGCGAAATCGACTGGAGGTACTGAAATGACAGAATATGCAGTATATAAAGGCGATGACTTCATTGCTCAAGGAACAGCAGAAGAATTGGCTGAACGGTTTAATATCAAACCGTCATCAGTAGTGTTCATGGCAAGACCAGCTAATTTAAAACGTGATAAAGGAAATAGAAAGATTGCGGTGAGGGTATGACAGCTGAAACAATCGTCAGAGACTACCAAATTCACTTGCTAAAAATCATATTCAAAGAAACTGAAAGTCTGATCTTGAATAAAGAAAAAGCCGATAATAAAGCGCATGAGTTAGCTAGTAATGGACATTCAGTTAAGACATCAGCTCACTGGAAGTCAGTAGGCAATGCAGAATTCTATATCAGTGAAATGTACCGCAGATTAGACACACTCGCTGAAATGGATAGACTGTTTCATTGGTCAAGTAGGTTGCACCAGGACGGATTGAGTTTTGTTGCTAAGTATCCTAGGACGATGAAGAAGTATGGATTGAGAGGAAAGGTTGAGCAAACTAATATTTAAATGCTCCAACTGCTCAAATATAAGAACGGTTGAAGATGAGCACATCGGTGAGCGCATGATCGTGCCACGCAATGTATTATGTGATGAGTGCAAGGAGAAGGTATGATTTATAAATGTGAAAAATGTGGAAGTAAAGTAGATTGTGATTGTATGGGATGCCACAAATGCAATCCAGATTTAACTTGCGATACGTGTGGTGAATGCCATATTGATGGATGGGAAAGTTCAGCTTGCTGGCAAAAGGCTAATAATCCAGATTACGACCCTTGGGACATTTAAGGAGAAAGCGAATGAATAATGAGTTACAAGATTTAATTATAAGAATACTAAAAGTATTGGTCATTACTGCTCCAATTTGGGCGATTCTAGTTATTGCTTTTGTTATATTCCTTTTCAAAAAAGAATTTAAAGACTGGTGGAAAGATAGAAAATGATTGAAACAATCGAAGAAGAATTTGAATTTATTGACCAATGCAGAAAGCAAATCAGTAGAATATACCAATTTTTGTCAGACTCCTCAAATAAAGTCAACATTAAGTATAAGATAAAACTAAAGTATCGTTTGTTTAAGCTTAAACATTGGATAAGACAATCTGAACGGTCGATAAACAAAATAGCCAAAGCGCATGGCAATGACTATTTAGATAACGGAAAGGTAGTGCATCAATGAAAAAATTTTCAGTAATAGGTTCTCAATATATGAATGATAAGGCTAACGGTACCTCTCAGCAGTGGATTTGCGAAGCAGAAAACATCGAAAGTGTATTGAAAGAAATTAAACAAAATAATGGCTGGTTAGTTAATGAATGTAAGGCTTTTAAACCAACTTATATCGAGGAGGTAATGGAATGACAGCATTATTAATAATCGCAGGCATTGCTTTACTTAGTGCTAGCGTGATTGTCTACTGGGACTGTAAGGAGGATAAGAAGTGAAAAAAAAAGCAGAAAAGCTAGGTGAATTCATCGCCTATGTATTGATTGCAGGTGTTGGACTGGTTGTATTAGGTTTTCTATTAAGGCTTATTAGATGGTCATGGTTTGGATATTAAGGAGGATAAGAAATGAAAAAAATTACAATAATTATCAGTGCACTTTTTGGATTGCTAATTGTGGGGGCTATATTTAGCTTTCTAGTGGTCGCAAGTGTTAATAATAGAACTGTTGTTCTTGAAGAAGCTGTTAGTACTTCAAAGGCAAATATCAGTAAAGAAGAACAGAGGCGTGTTGATTTATTTAATAATTTGGTTGAGTCGGTTAAGTCCTATAATCAACATGAGTCTGAAACTCTAAAAGCTGTTACAGAAGCACGGAAACAAGCCGACAAAGGAGATACGCATGCGGCAATGGCTGAATTGAATGCAGTTGTTGAAAAATATCCTGATTTGAAAGCACAAACCAACTATTCTCAAATTAATAAAGAATTTAGTTTGACCGAAAATCGTCTAGCCAATTATCGTGAAGCTTATAATTCTTCTGTTCAAAGTTACAACAGGTATGTTCGTTCGTTCTTTGCCAATATTGTCTTGGATTTAAAAGGTTACCAGCCCCAAAATTACAAATATCTTAATTATAGTGTAAAAAATCAAGATCCAAGAAACTTGTTTTAGGAAGGAAAAATGAAAAAGAACAAATATATTTTTATGATAATTGGGCTTGCTATAGTTGAACTCATTATCATTATAGGTTCAACAATGTTATACAACAGGGATTTTGCTAAAAAAGCAGATATCCGTGAATTTTATCAGAGCGCCAATAGAATTGAAACGAAATCGGATTTTGATTATTTATTAGAAACCGGTTTAGGGCGTTCTATTATTCAAACAGAACTTTCTGCTGTAGATGGAGTAACAATGAATCAAATTTCAACCAAAAGAAAATTTATTGTTATCAAAGCCAAGTACCAAAAATACTTACCACATACAGAAACATACACCACAACGAATTCTAAAGGTGAAACTGAAACACATACTCGTGTTGTTTGGGAATGGGAGACAGTTGGTCGGGATGTAAAAACTGCTAATCAAGTAAAATTCTTTGGTTCTGTGTATGACACATCATTGTTTGCATTTGAAAAATATGAGCAAGAAATACCTGTAAAAGAAATAATTAAAGGCTCTAATGATAGTGATAATGTGCAGTCTACGGGTAACGGAAGTCGAACCATTTGGACAGGAGTTTCTGAAAAAGTTAGAACAACATTCTATGCGGACTTGACTGACAGTGGATTAAAACCAATTGCATTTCCAAATGAACCACGGGATAAGCAAATACGATTGCATAAAAATCAGCCAATAGATGTTTTCTTAAAAGACGAGCTGAAAGCAAATACACCACATCCTGTTGCTTGGACAATAATCACTATGCTATTCATGATTGCTGTTGGTACTGGCGGAGTCTTACTAATACTATACGAATGATAAAACAACAAAAAAGCCCACGGCAATGGGCTTCTCCTGATTGTTTACTTAATACTATTATAACAAATTAGGAGAGTTTAGTAAATGGCAGACAGATTAGATTTATTGATTAGTGACTATATGACTGGTATGCTTCAAGTTAAGATTAACGCTAGAGAAAAATGGATTACTAGACAGACTCACACAGAAAGAATTGGCAGCAGTGGAAGTAGTTCCAACACAGCACCTCAAGAAAGGCGGCTGCTAATTATTGAAGAAGACAAGGGATTACAGCTACTAACAGATCAAAAGAAAACACTAGATGAGTTAATGGAAGTTATACAAGGGACAACTGTTAAAGATATTATCATTGCTAGATTTAAGTACCGACTATCTTGGGATAAAGTTGGTGTGAGAGTGAGTATGGAAGAAAGCACTGCAAGAAAGCAATATGCTACTTTTAAATCAACACTTAGAGACGGACTTTGGCAATCTACTTTAGACTGATTTACTTTCCGTTTTATTCCCGAAAGTTTCCCGTTTTATTCCTAGATTAAGTGAGATAATGGTAACATGAACAAGTGAGCAAACAAATAATAAATCAAGTGCTAAAAATGTTCATAGGCAGGTCAAGGTTCGACTCCTTGCCTTGCTTATAATTATTAAGTCTGTCAGTGTTGACAGGCTTTTGTTATTGGAGGTGCAATGAGTCCATATAAAGATAAACGATGGCGAAGTAAACGCGCCAACATTCTAAGGCGAGATAAGTATGAATGCCGAAATTGTAAACGCTATGGGAAGATGGTTAAGGCTGACACGGTTCATCACGTGTGGTTCTTGCGAGACCATCCGAAGTGGTGGCTGTGCTCATGGAATTTGATTAGCTTATGTAATGAGTGCCACAACAAGATGCACAATCGTGATAGCGACATTCCAACCGAACTCGGAGAATACTGGCAAGACAAAACTAATCCCCCCACTTCAAAAAATAAATTTTGAAAAATAAAAAGAACCGAGTGAGTTAAGCTTTTTCCAAGTGTGAGATAAATTTCAAAAACTTTTTTTCAAATTAAGAATGCTTTAAAATCAAGGCTTAACACGATTTTTACTTGGATAACTTGGATGTAAAAGCTTGAAATTTAACAGAATGATAGTGTTCAAACACCGTGGTTGAGCTATTTTAAAAATATCCTCAAAAGAAAGGAGGCAAGCCTAATAAAAAAATTACCTAAAGAAGAATCAATCTATCGCGACACAATCAATCAAATGAAAGCATTGAATACTTACAATCCGGCATTTAATAGGCTTGCCAAAATCTATGCGGGGATGGTTTGGCAGTATTATGATGCTGTAAAAGCATGGGAAGAAGATGGCTCTCCTTATTTTACGATGACAGGTTCAGATTCGGTTAAAAAGCACCCGGCACTAGATCAGATTGAAAAGCTAAGAAAAGATATTCTGTCTTATTCAACGCAACTTATGCTTAATCCAAAGAGTCAGAAAGAACAGGAAGCAAAGAAAAAAGAAGAAATCTCCCCATTTGCTCAACTCTTGAGTCAGAGTGGCGGTGGTGGAAGTGGATAATTTTGAAACTGCTGTTCAATGGTCTAAAGATATTATCAGTGGAAAGATACTTGCCAATATTGAGCAAAAGCAAGCTGCACAACGATTTATTGATGACTTGGCGTCTGACCGTTGGGATTTTAAGCATGACCAAATTGATTTTGTCATTGGCTTGATAGAAAAGACTATCGTTCATATTCAAGGAGAGAATAAAGAAGGCCTTTCTTATAAAGATACGCCAATGCTTTTACAGTCTTGGCAAAAGTTTGTCTGTGTGAATTTATTTGGCTTTTTTGAAAAAGGAACAAACATCAGGCGGTTTAATGAGGCGCTTATTTTTTTACCTCGAAAGCAAGGAAAAACAGCTTTCGCAGCCTCACTAACATGGGCTAAAAACATTGTCGATCGAGCAAGTGGAAGTAAAACCTATATCGTAGCCAACTCTTTGAAACAAACACAAGAAAGTTTTGGTTTTCTGTCTTACAATGTTGAAAAAATTCAACATGACGTACCAAAGCTAAGGATTCGAGATAATAATCAAGAACATTCGGTTCATGTTGACTTTGGGGATGGTTATTGTGACATCTTTGCCATTGCCAATCAAGATGACAAACTCGACTCGTTGAACGGGAATGCCTTAATCCTTGACGAGATACATTCATGGAAAAAAGCTGGCGCGAAGAAGTACATCTTGATGAAGAACTCTCAAAAAGCGTATCGGAACAAATTACTCATGGGGATTTCAACCGCGGGCGATATTGCTAATGGTTTTCTAGCGCAAAGGGTAACCACCTTAAAGAAAGTTTTATCTGGCACCATCAAAGATAAGGCCTATGATTCGTATTTCATTTTTCTGTGCACCGCAGAACAGGATGAAAAAGGAAACATCATCAATCCAGTAACAAAATCAGTCACGACACTGGATGATCCCGATGTTTTGGCTTCGGTTACCCCCTCGTTAAATGTGACGGTCACCTTGGATGATTTACTGACCGAGGCAAGACAAGCCATGTTAGAACCTCAACTTAAAGCAGAGTTTCTAAATAAGTCTCTCAACATATTTACCAATTCAATGGACGCTTATTTCGATGTAGATGAGTTCAAATACTCCAATAAACAATACAATTGGACACTGGAAGAATTGTCTAAGTTACCCATCCGGTGGTATGGTGGTGCGGACTTATCTAAAATGCACGACTTAACCGCCGCAGCCCTTTATGGAAATTATGAATATAAGGGAAAATCAGTGGACATTGTTATTACACATGCTTTTTTCCCAAAATCAAAAGCCATTGAAAAAGCCCAGGAAGATAATATTCCTTTGTTTGAATGGCAAGAAGAAGGTTGGGCGACTTTATCCAATACTGAGACGGTGCTTTATGATGATATTGTCAAATGGTTTATGGAGATGAGAGACAAGGGATTTAAAATCAAGTCTGTACATTTTGATAAGAAATTTGGTCGTGAATTCTTCATGATGATGAAGAAACAAAAATTCAAGATGGTAGATGCACCCCAACAATTCTGGAAGAAGTCTGAAGGCTTTAGACGAATTGAATTTAAAGTTAAAAACAATGAGTTTTATTATGTGAATAATTTGGCTTATGAATATTGCGTAAGCAATGTCAAGGCCATTGAAAAAACCGATGATGCCATTCAGTTTGAAAAGGTCTTGAAGAACCAGCGTATTGACTTGTTTGATGCTTCAGTATTCGCGAGTCGCGGGATGCTTGAAGAAAAAGAACAAAAGAGTAAGAAAGATGCTTGGGGTATGTGATTATGGAAAGGAAAAAATGAAATTTTTTAATAAAAGAAGTCCAACAGGTCAAAAAAGGAGTGATGATACAGGTGCATCTCAGGTTGTCATGACATTGCCAACAGCTTTTCAAGAACTTTTATCGACAGGTTATACAAAACTATCGGATAGTCCAGAAGTTAGAATGGCTGTAGACACCATCGCAGACATGGTTTCCAACATGACCATTCAACTCATGCAAAATGGAGAGACGGGCGACAAACGGGTGAAAAATGCCTTGTCTCGTGTCGTAGATATTGAGCCCAATAAATATTTATCACGAAAAAGCTTTATCCAATGGATTGTCCGTTCCATGCTCCTAGAGGGCAATGGGAATGCCATAGTGAAGCCTACTGTTGTTCGTGGAGAAGTTATCGGATTAACACCCATATCGCCTTATAAGGTTACTTTTAACGTTAGTGATGATGATTTGGATTATGCTGTTTCATTTGATAACCATGATTATGATCCGAGCGAATTGCTTCATTTTGTCATTAATCCATCCATTAAGCATCCTTTTATTGGGACAGGCTATAAAGTGGCTTTGAAAGACATCGTTGGAAATTTGAAACAAGCCAATATCACGAAAAAAGGCTTCATGTCCAGTGAGTATATGCCTAGTTTAATTGTATCGGTGGACTCTGATTCAGATAAATTAGGGGATGAAGAAGGCCGTACAAAATTTGAAGAAATGTATCTTAAGCGTAAGGATACAGGAAAGCCTTGGATTATTCCTGAAGGCATGATTAACATCCAGCAGATAAAACCTTTGACACTAAATGACTTGGCACTGAACGATGCGGTCACGTTGGACAAGAAAACCGTCGCAGGACTCTTTGGTGTGCCAGCCTTCTTACTTGGTGTGGGTACTTACAACAAAGATGAATTCAATAACTTTGTAAACACAAAGGTTTTGTCCATTGCCCAAGTCATCCAACAGACCTTGAATAAACTGATTATTGATGACGATATGTACTTTACATTTAATCCGCGCAGCCTTTATAACTACTCGCTGTTAGACATGGTCAATGCGGGTACTCAAATGGTTAAGGTCAACGCTTTAAGGCGCAATGAATTGCGAAATTGGGTGGGGATGCCACCAGACGAGGAGATGTCTGATTTGATTGTCCTTGAAAATTACTTGCTACAGGAAGATTTGAACAAGCAAGGCAAGCTTGTCCAAGAGAATACCCAGAAAGGGGGTGAAGAATGAAACAACGCAATCAATTTCAAGTTCGAAACTTTAAAAATTTAGACCTTAGATCAAGCGAAGAAACGGCTGGTAAAATAATCAGTGGCTATTTTATCGTGTTCAATTCAGAAACAGAGCTGTACGAAGGCTGTTTTGAAGAAGTCTCACAAGAAATCACAAAAGAGTTGGACTTGTCCGATGTTCGTGCCTTAATCAATCATGACACAGGAAAGGTACTTGGACGGACAAAGGCAGGCACTTTGACACTCAAGGCGGATAAAAAAGGCATCTATGGTGAAATTACAGTCAACGAAGCGGACACGGAAGCCATGAACCTTTATTCTCGCGTGCAACGTGGAGATGTAGACCAGTGCTCTTTTGGATTTAATATTCTTGATGAAGAAATGGAACAAAAAGACGATGGGACTTATAAGTTCACAATTAAGGCAATCGAACTCTTTGAAGTCTCAGTCGTGACTTTCCCAGCATATGCGGATACCGCAGTCGAAGCACGAAGCAAACAAATTGAAGGAATGAAAAAGCGAGAATTACTCGCGCATAAAGCCCAAGTGGAGGAAAAACTCAATGGCATTAAAACAACTTATTTTGAATAAAAAAATCAAAGAACGTTCAAATGAACTTGAAAAAGTAAAAGTGAAACGCTCTGAATTCCAAAAAAAGGAAGCAGAGCTCAAACGTGCTTTGGATGAAGCTGAAACTGAAGAAGACATCGCAACTGTCAGTGAATCTGCGGAACAATTGGAAAAAGACATCCAAGCGATCGATGATGAAATTGCGGACTTGGAAAAAGAAAAACAAGAACTTGAAGACGAATTGGCCCAAGTTGAAGATTCGGGTAAAGACAATTCAAACGGAAGCGGAGAAGAACGAAACATGAAAAAAATTAAAGTGACTGAAGAAGAACTTGAAACAAAACGCTCTGCCATCAATGCGTTTGTAAAATCAAAAGGAACGGAAAAACGTGATGGTTTTACCTCTGTTGAAGGTGGGGCATTGATTCCAGAAGAATTGCTTCAACCACAATTGACTCCAGAAGATGTGGTGGACTTGACCAAATACGTCCGTCTTGTTTCAGTGAATTCAGGCAGTGGTAAGTTCCCAGTCATTTCTAAGGCAGGATCTAAAATGTTGACGGTAAAAGAATTGGAAAAAAATCCAAAACTCGCCAACCCAACCATGAAAGAAGTGGACTACTCTGTCGCTACACGCCGTGGTTATATTCCACTTTCACAAGAAGTAATTGACGATGCGACTTACGATGTGACAGCTTTGATTGCGGATGAAATTCAAGACCAAGCTTTGAATACAAAAAATGCAGACATTGCGGCCATTCTTCAAACTGCCCCTGCCAAAGCTGTCACAGGAGTAGATGGTTTGAAAGACTTGGTTAATAAGGACATCAAGAAAGTGTATGATGTCAAATACATCATCTCTGCTTCAATGTACGCTGAACTGGACAAATTGAAAGATAAAAACGGACGTTACTTGCTTCAAGATTCAATTACTGCCGCAAGTGGAAAACAATTGCTTGGACGTGAAGTTGTCGTGCTTGATGATGTGGTCATTGGTAAAAAAGCTGGCGATATTGTTGGATTTGTAGGGGATGCAAAAGCCTTTGCTGCATTCTTTGATCGCAAACAAGTTTCTGTGAAATGGGTGGATAATGATATCTACGGGCAACTCTTGGCAGGCGTTATTCGTTACGATGTGAAAGCAACTGATACAGCCGCAGGCTACTTTGTGACTTTCACTCCTGAAACGACAACCACAGAATAAGAAAGGCGGGCGAAAGCTCGCTTTTTTTAGAAAGGAGACGAGATGACAAAAGAAGACCTTTTACCGCTTGTGAAAGCGTCACTGGGCTATTCATCAACGGTGAGGGATGAATTACTAAAGAAAATCATCAGTGGGGTTTGGGATGAGTTAGAGGAAAACAAAGGCATTTCTCTTGACCTTGATAACGATGAGCACGTCATGTTTGTGGTGGACTTATCGGTTTTCAGATATAGCCACCAAGGTGCTGGAGATATTCCTCGTAACTTAGAATACCGCTTGCGCAATCTCATCATCAAATATCGAGGTAAAGCAGATGTGGGATGAAGAAATAACATTGCTTTCTTCGTCCGGCTTTACTGAAGATGAACTTGGCCAACAAATCCCTACGACAACAGCGATCATCGTTTTAGGTTATGAAAAACCAATGAACCGTGCAGAATTCTATCAAGCAGGGCAGTCGGGCATTGAAGTGGCTTACACCTTAGTCATTCATCCCTTTGAATACAATGGTGAGCAAAATTTAATCTACCAAGGGCAACGGCTTTCTGTTGTTCGTCATTACAAGGTGAATAATGAAATCTTAGAGCTGGTTTGTCGCTTGAAAGTTGGTGATACTAATGGTCAATAAGATTTCCATTAATGAATTATCCAAAGCGATTGAAAAGGAAGTTCGCAATTGGACGAAAGAGGCTATTGATGATGTTAATACCATCAAAAAGGAAGTCGCAAAAGAAGGCGTACAAGCCTTGAAAGCAAGAAGTCCTCAACGAACAGGAGACTACGCAAAAAACTGGACGTCAAAAACCTTGAAAAACGATGATCAAATCATCTATCAAAAATCTCCTACTGCAAGTCTCACACATTTACTTGAGAAAGGACATGCCAAAAGAGATGGTGGACGGGTTGCGGCTCAAGTCCATATTGCACCAGTCGAAGAAGATTTGGTGGCTAATTTCATTCGGAAACTAGAAAAGAGGTTGAGTCAGTGACATTAGGAGAATTAAAAAATATCCTCGATCAAACAAAACTTAAAGTAGGCTATCGTCAATGGGCGACAGGTCAAGTACCCGCTTTACCCTATTTGCTTTATTATATCGATGAAGAAAATGGGTTTAAGGCTGATAATCAAATTTACGCGAAAAATAAAAGCGTTACGATTGAACTCTACTCTAATTTGAAGAATGTTCGAGAAGAGGAAAAATTAGAAAATTTATTAGATCAAAATAAACTCGTCTACGAGGTGTATGAAAGCTATCTAGATAGTGAAAAAATGTACCTCAGAGCTTACGAAATCAATATTTAATCATTGGAGGAAAAGAATGGCAGAAGAAACGAAAAAAAATAAAGTTGAATTTGGTTTAGAAAATGTCTACTATGCTAAAGCAACACAAGATTTAACGAGTGGTAAAACCACTTATGAAACGCCCAAAAAATGGCCAGGGGCAGTGGAACTTTCCCTTGAACCAAGTGGTGATTTGATTAAATTCAAAGCAGATAACATTGACTACTTTGTAAGCAGCAATAACCAAGGGTATGATGGGACTTTAACGTCTGCACTCATCCCTGATGATTTCGCGACAGCGATTCTTGGGGAAGTTCTTGAAGATGGCGTACAAACAGAATATTCGAATACAGGGACCAGTCCATTTGCTTTGATGTTCCAATTTGAAGGGGATGAACATGCCACACGTCACGTCCTTTACAATTGTTCAGCCACTCGACCAACCGTAGGCTCAACGACAAAAGACAGCGGGGACCCTAACACGACTGAATTAACATTTACTGCGGGACCACGTCCATCAGATAAAGCGGTTAAAACCAAAACACGCCCTGATACAGAGGCTTCAGTTTATGATGGTTGGTTTAACAAAGTGTATGAGAAAGTGAGTGTGTGAGAATAAAAGATGGAAAAAACAATTGATACAGGAGAAGTAAAAATTCGGTTGGCTTCTAATGCCGCAACGCCCTTGCGTTATAAAATGCAATTTCATACAGACTATTTTGGGGATTTGATGAAACTCGCTAAATCATTAGATACAGGTTCAGAAGGTAAATTTGACTTGTCTGATGTAAGTTGGGAAAGCTTAGCGACACTTGACTTGACCCTGCTCTATAATTTCGTGTGGATCTATGCAAAAACGGCGGATGCATCCCTTCCGGAACCATTGGAGTGGTTGGACAGTTTAGACAGCCTTCCTATTGATTCCTTTTCAACTGAGCTTCAAGATTTGATTGCTCATTCTATTCAATCTAAAAAAAAGTAGAAACAGGAACAGACTCTAGCAGTGAAATTCTCACGGTAGAGTCGTTCCTTTTAATTTGTAAACAAGTTGGCCTTTCAAGTGAAGAAATGCAACTCATGGACATCGGTGATTGTCTTGATTTCATTCAAGAATGGATTGACTATAACAATCCAGAAAAAGAAAAGAAACGCAAAGCCAGTCAAAAAGATTTCGACTTGTTCTAGAAAGGAGAAGACATGGCAAAAAAAATCAGTGGGATTACGATTGCGATTGGCGCAGATACCACAGGTGTCGCCAATGGACTTAAAGACATTGGTAAACAGTCAAGTTCTGTTAATAGCGAGTTGCGCGATGTTGAACGACTTTTAAAGCTTAATCCGAGTAATGTGGAATTGGTTGCTCAAAAACAACAGCTTCTTTCTAAACAAGTTGAAATCACAACAAAAAAGCTTGATGGGTTGAAAGGCGCTCAAGCAGATGTGGAACGTCAACTTCAAAATGGAGACATTGGCGAAGAACAATATCGTGCCTTTCAACGTGAAGTTGTCGCCACTGAAGGGAAACTTTCGCATTATACTAGCGCGCTAAATGACGTCGAAACAAAAAGCGAAGGTGCTGGCGAGTCAACCAAAGGGCTTGGCGGAAAGATGGACGATTTATCTGAGTCTGTCGATACTGTTGCGACTGGCATCAAAGGTGGTGTGCTCATTGAGGCTGCGGACCAAATCTCTGCGGTTGGCGAAAAAATAATTGAAGTTGGAGATGCGGCCAAAGAGTTTGCACTTGAAACAGATGAGAGTTATGGCAAGTTTTATGCCAATACTAATTTAAGCGGAAAAGCACTTGAAGAACTTAAGGGCGTTGCGCAAGAAGTCTTTGAGTCGGGTGTAACGGATTCCATCGATGAGGCAACAGATGCGACTGCAACGATGAAGCAAGCTTTTTCGGAGCTAGATAATACAAGTTTGGCAAAGCTGACTTCGCAAGTGATTACACTTAGTGAGCGTACCGGGACGGATGTTAAAGAAAATGTCAAGGGTACGCAACAGCTGATGAATGCCTTTGGTTTGGATGCCAAATCAGCATTTGATCTCATTGCGGATGGTTATAAAAATGGCTTAAACTCATCTGATGACTTTATGGATACGCTCAATGAGTACTCCCCCCTCTTTCAACAAGCAGGTTTTAGTGCTCAAGATATGCTTTCCATTATGAAAAATGGCTTGGATAATGGGGCAATGAATACCGATAAGGTTGCGGATGCCGTAAAAGAACTCCAAATTCGATTGGGTGATGGCTCTTTTGAAGCAAATATGGGGACGTTTAGCAAAGCCACACAAACTTCTTTTCAAGAGTGGAAAAAAGGCAAAGCAACCGTTGCGGATGTGGCACAATCCATTCAAAAAGACCTTAATAAGATGACGCCGAGTGAAAAGCAAGCTGCCTTGTCTGCCTTGTCTTCACAATTTGAAGATTTGGGGATAAAAGCAGGGAGTTCTCTATTTAATATTGGCAAGGAATTTGACAATGTGAATGGGAAACTCGATGAGGCTACAAAAAAGACCGCCTCTCAAGATTGGCAGTCGGCCTTGAACGAAATTCAAACCGCACTTTTGCCTATTGGAACGGATATTTTAAATGCTTTGATGCCCGTCATTAATTTTCTAGGCGACATGATGAGTGCTTTTAATGATTTACCTGGACCAGTCAAAACCTTTATCGAATCTTTCGGTGGTATCGTTGCAGTTGTGACGGTTCTTGCACCGATTATTGCTGGAATTGTAGCCATTTTCGCTCTATTTGGCTCTACCGTTGGTATTGTGATTGGCGTTATTGCTGGTATTATCGCAGTCATTTCAGGCATTATTACTGCGGTTCAAAATTGGGGTTCCATTACAGAGTGGTTGAGTGACAAATGGAACGGTTTTTCAGAGTGGTTAGGTTCACTTTGGGATGGAATTAAGCAGGTTACCGAGGACACTTGGAATAATATCACTTCTTTCTTGGGCGATTTGTGGCAAGGAATTGTGACAAAGGCAACAGATATCTTTTCACCAATCATTAACGTGATTACGGTTATTTTTATGACCATTCAGTCGGTAATCGACGGAATATGGCTTGTGATTACTTCCTTGCTTCAAGTTTATTGGGATGCGATAGCCACACTGGCAAATACAATCTTTTCTCCAATTATAGATTTCTTTAGTGGGATTTGGAATAGTATTTCCTCAAAAGTTTCAGAAGTTTGGAACACAATATTCGCTGTATTGTCGAGCGTTTGGAATTCTATTTCAACGGTCGCAATTTCAATTTGGCAAGGGATTGTTTCTTTTCTTACAGGGATTTGGAATGGAATCAAGTTAGTGGCGACCTCTGTTTTTACTGCCTTATCGTCTTTTATTTCAGGAATTTGGCAAAGTATTAGTGGGACTTTAAGTGGCATTTGGAATGGGATTTCCAGCACAGCTTCAGGCATATTCAATGGGATTAAAAGTAACGTTTCAAATGCTTTCAATAGCATCAAGTCAACTACCACAAGTGTTTGGAATGGCGTTAAATCCGCAATCACGACACCTATTGAAGCCGCAAAAAACACTGTTTCACGAGTGATTGATACAATTAAAGGTTTCTTTAGTGGCTTACAGCTTAAATTTCCAAGTATTTCAATGCCTAAGCTTCCTCATTTTAAATTGAATGGAAGCTTTAGCTTAAATCCACCTTCTGTTCCTAAATTAAGCGTGGATTGGTTTGCCAAAGGCGGTATCTTAACAAAACCTACCGTTTTTGGACAAAATGGCAATTCATTGATGGTCGGTGGGGAAGCTGGAAAAGAAGCAGTCGCACCATTAAGTGATTTGATGGGCTATGTTGAAGATGCCGTTTCAAACCAAATGAGCAATAGCCAACAGGCTCTTTTAAGTAAGTTAAATGAATTGGTCAGCGCCACAAAAGAACTCGCCAACCGTCCAGTAGTCGCTGTCCTTGATTTACAGGACGTGACAAAAAGGGCAACACCACTTGTTACTAAGGAACAGGCTAAAAATACAAGCATTATGAATATTTTAGAAGGGAGGACCACTTGAGTAAAAAATATTTTTCTGTTTATTACGATGGTGAGGATTTAGCAGAAATTGTTACTGGATTTACTGGGGTTGCACGACATATCGGTTCGGGATGGTCAAATATCCTGGATGATAAAGATTTTATCTCTAACACCATTGATTCTAAGAAGATAAGCGTTGATTTTTATTTTGAAGGTTCTTCCAAAAATTTAGCTGAATTGCGTAGAAAGGTTGCTTTTTTTCTTAATAAAGATAAGCCAGTTGATTTAAGCTTTAGTGATGAACCAAATATTATCTATCAAGCGGTTGTGGATGGAGAAGTTAGTTTTGACGAAGGGTTTGATTATGGTTATGGAAAAATCACCTTTTTAGTCCCTTCTGGCTATGGGGGTTCGAGTTTCACTAATGTGCTGAACAATTCTAATTCAGGCGGAGCGCTTGGGGAAATAACAAGCAACACGAATGGTTCTGCGACAATAAGCATTAACAATAAGGGAACATTACCTGCTTATCTTCGTGCTAAAGTATCCACAGCTGATGAAAATGGTTTTGTTCGTATTGTTGGTGAGAACGGTATTCTTGAAATGGGAAACGTGGCAGAAGTTGATGGGGTCGACCTTATTAAAAGTGAATTGTTTTTGAATGCAGTAAAAAATGTATCGTCTGACTATGCAGACTTCAAAGCCACAACACGACAATATGCCCTAGCCGGTACCAATCGTCCAAATAATGGTACAATCGCTTATCAAACAGATGGACTTCGTTTAGCTAATGCTGGGACTGGGACAGGTTGGCATCAAGGGGCTTGGGAGTTTGTTCTTCCGAAAGATAGCAATGGAAATTTAGGTGCAAGTTCTTTCATTACTAATTTTAATGCCGTCTTTGAAACAGGAAGTATTAAACAAATGGGCTATCTTCATGTCATGCTTACGGATGATAATGATAATGTGGTCATGGGGTATGCCATTTCTAAAACGAGTGCCACTAATAATAAGGCGACTGTTAATTTTTATTATCAGGATGTTGATAATGTGGGGCAGTTCATCTCTTATAGTACACGTCCAACATTTGAAGCGCATGGGGTCAATGTGAAATTAAACCCTGGCTTTTTCCATACCCAAGGCCATGCGGAAATGACCAAACAAGGTGCACAGCTCGGGTGGTTATATAACGGTAAAAAGTACACCCTTAATCTTCCGGAATTGAAGGATGCCAAAGTTACTAAAATTCATGTGGAACTGGGAGCGTATGGAACAGCGCCTAAAATGGGGAACATGGCACTTCGAAGAATTTGGCTTCAAAAAACGAACGTTCAAATGTGGAGTGACATTCCCAACCGCTTTAAAGCCGGTTCTGTCCTTCAAGCGGATATGGAAGCAGGGAAAATCTATCTTGATGACCGCCCAGCTATGGATTTGAAGGTCAATGGGTCAAGCTTTTTCTCCATCCCCCCTGGTGAGAGTGAGCTTCTCATTTCAGGTTCAGACTGGCTGACATCAGCATTGGATTTACAACTCGAATGGGAGGAACGCTATTTATAATGGAAATTAATGTTCACGGAAAAGACATGACATATATCGCAGTACTGAATAATGAATTACCTAAAGCCCTTCATTATACGAGCGATTTATGGCATCGTTATTTAAAGCAAGCCGCCGCAACGTTCAATGTTGAAATCAAGAAGTTTGTGAATGGGAGTCGACATCCCGATGCGGATTTAATCACAGATCAATGTTCTCTATCTTTCAAAGATGAAAAAGGAAACGACCAACTTTTTACTATTTTAGAATGCGTTGAAAATGATACGACGATTTCATTAAGTTGTTATAACCTGACACTTAAGATACTTAATGGTCAGGCAAAAGCACTAAGCAATACCGTCGCTCATTCTATCAAATGGTATATTGAACAGCTCGGTCTTATGGAGTGGGCAGGCATACGAATTGGGGTTAATGAAGTCTCTTCAAAACTCCTTACGCTTCATTTTGACAGTGAGGAAACGGTAACTGCACGTCTCTTGTCTCTGGTGAGTTCTTTTGATGCGGAATTTGAGTTTATCACTCAGCTTAATTCAGATGGGACATTGAAAGCAGTTATCCTTAATCTTTATCAAGAAGGAGATGGGCTCTCAACGCAAGGAGTCGGTTCAATCCGAACGGATGTCACGTTGACCTACGGGAAAAATGTGACCGGTGTTACACGAACCAGCAGTAAAGAGACTCTGTTCAATGCGACAACTGTTTATGACAGTGCGAACAAAGTCAATTGGAAGAGTTTGAGTTTCACGAAGAAGAACGCGAATGGAGACATCGAAGTCATAAAAAAAGCAGGTGATATGACCGCACGAAATCCGATCTCTGCTCAAATGTACCCTTCTTTAACAACAGATGACGGTGGAACCAATTATACGAGAAAAGATTTTACGATTGAGGCTAAGGATGTGAATACGCTCAAGACTTATGCTTTAAGCCAGTTTGCACAGTATGCTTATCCAGAACTCACTTACGATGTGATCGCATCAAGTAGCTTGCTTAGTTCTGACTATGGACTGGGTATCGGGGATACCATCAAGGTTCAAGACGATAACTTTGCGGGTGGGTTACTTCTACAAGCAAGAGTTTCAGAAATCGAGTTGAGTACGACAAATCCTTCAAATAATAAATTAACGCTTTCTAACTATGTCAAACTCCAAAGCAAAGTATCTGATACAGGCCTTTCTCAGTTTCAAGCACTAGTCGAGGCGGCAACACCCTACCGCTTAGAATTGAGAACGGACAATGGTGTTCAATTCAAGAATAATGCGGTTCCTTCAAATACCATGCTTCGTGCTCAACTTTACAAAGGGTCCGCACTAACAGAAACAATCGCAGATAGTTACGAATGGTTCAAGAACGGCAATTCAATCGGTACTGGTCAATATTTAACGGTAGAAGCTTCAACGGCGTCAGATACTGCTGTGTACAGTTACGAGGCTACAATTAATGGGCAAGTGGTTGGTCGCAAGGAAGTTACAATTACTAATATTAATGATGGTGCAAATGGAAAAACAGGAGCTGACGGCAAAAACGGCATTTCAGTATTTTTGTCAAATGAAGCTATAACGATAGCGGCTAACGAAACAAGCGCTATTGCAACGACAACTGCAACTGATATTACAGCTTACCAAGGTGTTACTCCACTAAGCGTTACCATTGGAACTCTTTCGGGATTACCAACTGGAATGAGTGCGGTTGTCTCAAATAATGGCACAACAAAAGTAACGGTTACTTTTACAGTCGCAACAACTTTAACTACAAAAAGTGGGAGCATTACAATTCCTGTAACCACTGGCGGACTAACCATCAACCAAATATTTTCTTATAGCCTTGCATTGAAAGGCGACACAGGACTTCAAGGTAAAGACGGAGAGATTGGTCCCGCAGGAAGTCCAACTGGTGTAACTCAAAGTGAAACCGAGCCAACTAGCAAATATGCAGGCATGATGTGGCAATACACAGGGACTAGCAATACAACGGTTGGTGGTGTAATAATAAAACCAAATGAACAATATATCTATGACGGATCAAAATGGAAAACCTATCAAATTGTCGCTGCAAATATAAATACGGATAATTTGTCTGCGATCACTTCAAATTTGGGGGAAGTACACACGGGGAAAATATATTCTCTAATTGATTATACTTATTACAACAACTCAGCAACAGGAGTTCAATCGAAAGCTGTACTTGATTTGGATTTAGAAGAAGTCAATCAAAAAATCGGATTGAAATCTACAGCGGGGATTGATTGGGGATATGTTAAAACAACGCCAGATGGCCTGATAATTTTCACAGATACCCAAAACGCAGGAGCAATTGGAAATGCAAGCGGACGCTATGTTCAAACATCTTATAGCGGGAGCGGGATTGGCTTTATAAATTCCGCAACGGCAACCGTAGACAGTGAAGGAGATATGCACCCCACAGAGCCTTACAAGGGGCACGGTTCATTGTATTTTGACGGGACAAATATTGTTACAAATGTTCCATTGAAACGGGCAACAGATACAGATGGTTGGGTCGATATAACTAACTTCTCAAATGGTTTTAGCGGAAACTTGAAATATCAAATTCTGAATGGTGTATTTTATCTTAGGGCATACGCCGTCAATGTTCCAACATTGGGTGAAAACACAAACACAAAAATGGCGCAGATTGCAGGACTAGATTTAAGATATTTAATGGGAGTTATGGCAACCGCTCCAAGTGGTGTGTTTGCTTCCTATCCAGCAAATGTAAATGGTACTGCGGACGGTTCAATCTATTTTGCACGTTCCGCTTCGGTAACAAACGGATATAAACTAAGTGGTTCTGTATCTGTTCCACTTTGATATTAAAAATTAGAAAGGGGTGGAAAATGTCAGAAAATACAAAAATAACGAACGAAACCTACAATTATTCAATCATGCAAGAAGAGCATCAAACTGCTTCGGCCAGTTCAAATATTTCTTTGGATGGTTCGGGAAATTTTAATGTTTCGTTTAACAACCCAACAGCATTCTTCGCAGACGGATTGAGCAGAGATGCTTTGCATGAATTATTAGACCTCACACTTGATCAAGCAGAAGCAAAATCAAAGGCGATGACAAATTAGGAAGATAGGAGAATATGAAAGAATTTTTAGGAGTTTATCAAGATTTTTACGCACTGGAGTTTGTGGACCACTGGCTATTTACTTTGCTTGTCTTTGTTATTCTGTTTGATATTGCATTGGGAATGGCAAAAGGTTGGGCAACCAGTACTTTCAAATCAAGTGTCGCAAGAAAAGGCGTTGTATCTCATGGCGCATTGCTTTGTATGATTGTCGCCATCTATCCATGGGCTACAGAACTTGGTTTTGGAGGCCTAACAGATACTGTACTGGTGTTCTTTTGTCTTTCCTATGTCGCATCAATCGTTGGGAACCTAGAAGCATTGGGCATCCCAATTCCACGAACTTTGAAAGAAAAGTTAAGTGAAGAAATTAAATCTAAAGATGATGTTTTTAACTCAAAAGAAAAGGAGAAAGAAAATGATTTTAAATGATAAAGTGTATACGAAAATAAAATGGGCCGTCCTTACAGTCTTGCCTGCACTCAGTGTGCTTGTCAGTGTTCTAGGCAAAGCATATGGCTGGGGAGGTACAGATTTAGCAGTGCTTACTTTAAACGCTGTAGCGGTGTTCTTAGGCGCTGTTACAGGTGTAAGTGCAGTCAATTATAAGAAGGAGAATACTGATGAATTGGAGTAAGGCAGTCGCTTGGTATCAAGAAAATGTAGGAAAACATACTTATTCACAAATTTATCCACGCTTTGATTGTTCATCCTCTGCGGCAGAGGCATTCGCCAAAGCAGTAGGACTTTCAATCAATGCGCTCAACTATTCCACCCTCAATCTAGCTTCACTGTTTTCACAACATGGACTGACTAAAGTTTATTCAGGTACAACTGCAGGCGCTAAGAATTGGCGGGGGTATGGCTTTGCTTTGATGTCCATCGGTCAAGATATGTCAAGTTCAGGCGGAAATAGTGGTCACGTGGGGTTGATTACTCCGGAGGGGAACTTTTGGAATACGACAGCGACAGACTGGGATAATGGCAAAATATTTGTCAAGAACAATGCAGTACAAGTTGCCCCATGGTCTTCTTATACAGGCGTTACACGCTTGAAAGCCCACACTGAGATTTGGGCAGTAGAAGAAACAGGAAACACACCAACTCAACTTGAAGTAGACGGATATGATGGTCTTCTTACATGGAAAGCTGTTCAAACCTCACTCAATCTGATTGGTTACTCTCTTGTCGTGGACGGTATTCCAGGTAAAGCAACGATTTCAGCCTTGCAGCAATCCATCAATGCGAAACTTAAAGTGATGAAGGTTAACTTTAATCTTGTGATTGACGGTATTGCAGGCTTTAACACATGGAAAGGGCTACAGATAGTGCTTGGCACTCCAGTAGATGGTGTGAAGTCAAAACCGAGTCAAATGATCATGGCACTGCAAAAAGCACTCAATAGTGGCAAGAATTGGATTTAAACAAACAGCTCCGAAAGGGGCTTTTTTTTTCGATAAATTATTGAAATCTATTAGTAATAGATGTATAATAAAGTAACGTCGCTCCATCGACGTTAGGTTTTCTTTTCCAAGTGCCATTCTCCAGTGGCGCTTTTTTGATTAATAAATTATTGTAATATTTTATTAATGATTGTATAATAAACTTATAGCCTTTAGCGAGACTATGGTATTTCTCTTAGGTATTACAAAACTGTCCTGGTGAGTGGACAGTTTTCGGTTCTTTAGCTTAGCTGGTTAAAGCTCCCCGCTCATAACGGGGCGACCGTTGGTTCGAGTCCAACAAGAACCATAATAGAAATATTTTAGATAAGTGTTGACACATTCTTGAAATAATGTTATATTTAATTTGTTAATAAGTTTTAAGTTTTTCATATCTAGCACTGACCTTAACCAGTGCTATTTTATTTTGCTTAAAATCCAAGGTAATACTTGCAATGATTTTATAAAGTGGTATAATTATAGTGTAGTTTCCAAGAGGAACTAAGTTGATTTACGTCATTAGAGAATTCCGTCCATGAGGCGGCTTTTTCTTTTTAATGAGTTTTAGAAAACGCTTGCAATAAATAAATATTATGTTACAATAAAATTATAGCTAACAAGGCTAACTCATTTATAGTTTTTCCTATTCTTATCCGTCCATTAGGGCGGTTTTAATTTTTATTTTTAGAAAACGCTTGCAATATAAAATAGTTTGTGTTATTATATTTGTAGGGTAAGTAGAATCTTATTCCTTACCAAAGCCCCAATAACAGGGGTTTTTGTTTTTCAATAGGCACTTGCAATAAAATTATATTGTGATATAATAAACTTGTAACAATTCCAAGTTGCTACGAGAGATAATCCATCTTACTAGTTTAGTCACCCAATCGGGGGTGACTTTTATTATCCAGCGGAATATTTTAGAGAAGAAAAGCACTTGGTGAGAGTGCTTTTTTAGTGTGGGAAAAAATATAAAAACTGTCTCTTGGTGGCAGTACTCTTGTTTTATCATATGTTATATACTATAATAATTAGTACTTGATAGCAAATGAATTTAACAATTAATATTGACTAGTATTTACTATTTAGGTCAAATTTAGGTCAAATAGCTGGGGAAACAATGGATACAGGTGTATTAAAATCCCCTTCTCTCCTTAAAATGAAGTGGAAATTCGCTCAGTTGAGCGTTTTTTACTTCTTTGGAAGAAATCAATCACGAGCGAAAGGAAATGAGATAAGATGAAAACAGTTTTAGTGATTTGTGAATCAGGTTATTGGCGTAATTTGCGAGACGGATTGGCAGAAGTGGGCTGTGACTTTTTGGGTTTTGACAAGAAAAAACCAAATCGGCAAGAAATCGACCAACTGGTGGCCAAAGCTGATTTTGTGGTCATCAGAAATCTCAATGTCGCACATCATTCGGTCAGGTTTGCCAAAGAAGCGGCAAAAGCCAGCGATACGCCATTTTGGGTGGGAAGCAACTTTGGTGCGGCGTCCATAATTGAGCGTTTAAAAAAAGAATTTCCGCGAGAGAATTTTGCCATAAAAACCAGCAAAACGGGGATTGTAAAGCCTAAAAAGGCGACAGTACAGGCCAAAAAATTGCCGTCAGCACTGACGGAGGCGTCAGCAAATGAAATCAAACACAGTGTGAATAAGCGAAAGAAACATTTGCCATTAAAGTCAGCTCTTAAAGACTTTAAAATTGACGACGATGATATTGATTTTGAAAAATTATTTAAATCATGA